TCCACGCACGGCACCTACAAGGCACTTTCCGCCGAGGCCGGAATCCAGCACGGGCTTTCGCCTCACCTCGTGGTTTTTGACGAGTTGCACGTCAGCAATCGTGAGATGTGGGAAGTGATGATTTCCGGCCAAGGTGCCAGACGCAACCCGCTTACGGTGGCCTTGACCACGGCTGGCTGGGATCGCCGCAGCGTGTGCTGGGAAGTGTGGAAGTACGCCGAGGCGGTCAGGGACGGCGTGGTTCAAGACGAGACATTCCTGCCGTTGATATTCAGTGCGCCGCCAGGGGCCGACTGGAAGGACGAGAAGGTGTGGGCCAAGGCCAACCCCAACCTAGGCGTTTCGGTAAATCTGGACTTTCTGCGTAGCGAGTGTGCCAGGGCTGTGGAGATGCCGGCGTACGAATCGGCATTCCGGCAGTTGTATCTCAATCAGTGGGTGGAGGTCGAAACCCGCTGGCTGCGGATGGATCACTGGAGCCAAGGCAATAAGGCTTGCCCGGTGGATCTGGCTGGCCGCGAGTGTTGGGCCGGGCTCGACTTGGCTACCACGTTCGACACCACGGCTTTCGTGCTGCTGTTCCCGCTGGACGACGGCACGTTTTGGATAGAGCCTCACTTCTGGATTCCGTCCGACAACGCCCATCAGCGTGAGCGTCGCGACAAGGTGCCGTATCTGACGTGGCACCGCCAAGGGCACTTGCACATGACTGACGGCAACGTGACTGATTTTGAGCAGCTGCGGAAAGGCATCAACAACCTCTGTACCAAGTACAAGGTTCGAGGCATTGGCCTGGACCCGTGGAACGCGGCTCAGTTGGGCCAGCAACTGCAAGGAGATGGGCTTTCCATGCAAGACTTTCGGCAGGGCTATGGATCTTTATCCGCGCCCTCAAAGCAACTCGAAAACTGGTGCGTGTCTGGAAAACTACTTCACGGCGGGCACCCAGTGCTTGGCTGGCAAGCGGCCAACGTAGCCATTCAGAGCGACTCAGCGGCCGGAAATATTAAGCCCAGCAAAAACAAGAGCACTGAGCGAATCGACGGAATCGTTGCCTTGGTCATGGCGATTGGGTTGTGGCAGACGGCAACGGCCCCGACGCCCGAGCAGACGTGGGACATCATCGCACTATGATTGCCGCCAACGAGACGCCTGAGGACAAGGGCTACCGCATCATCGACCTTCGCGGCTCGTACGGCGACGGCTGGGGCGATACCCCGTCGCGGAGCCCGGCCGGCGTGCGGATCACGCCTGAGACGGCCCTGCAGTGCTCCACGGTTCTGGCATGCGTGCGGCTGATTGCCGAGAACGTCGCAACGGTGCCGCTGCACCTGCACCGCCGGTTGCCTGAGGGCGGCAAGGAGCGGGCGCGAGACCTGCCGCTGTATCGGCTGCTCCAACAACAACCAAACGGCTGGCAAACGTCGTTCGAGTTCCGCGAGATGCTGACGGCACATTGTCTGCTGTACGGCAACGCCTATGCAGAGATTCGCCCAGGTGCTGCCGGAGCCGTCAGCGAACTGTGGCCGCTACACCCTTCGCGGATGAGGGTGGAGCAGTTGGAAGACGGCACGCTGCGGTATTGCTACCGCGAGCAAAACGGACGCGAAACCGTCTGCACGCAAGACCAGATTTTTCACCTTCGCTGGCTGTCAAATGACGGCGTGATGGGAATCCTGCCGCTGACGCTGAGCCGGGACGCCATCGCGCTTGCCCAGGCTTTGGAGACGCACGGCGGTGCGTACTTCGGTAACGCCTGCCGGCTGTCAGGGCTGATGGAGTCCGACAACCCGATCACGGTGGAGACTGCCGAGCGGCTGCGTGAGCAGTTCGAGCGGATGCACCGCGGGCCCGACCGGGCGCACCGCACCGCCGTGCTGCCTCAAGGCGTCCACTGGAAGGACGTGCAGAGCACCAACGAAGCCAGCCAGTTCCTCGAGACGCGGCAGTACCAAGTCATTGAGATTTGCCGGGCGTACCGCGTCGATCCGTCCTACGTGCAGGACAAGACCAAGGTCGGCTACGCGAGCCAGGAGCAGGCCGCCATCGACTTGGTGCAACAGACGCTGATGCCGTGGTTCCGCCGATGGGAATCTGCCATCACTCGCGATCTGGTGGTACGGGACGACGTGTATTTCGCAGAGTTCGACACCCGCGGGCTGCTCCTCGGCGACTTGGCCGCCCAGGCGAACTGGCTCACGTCGATGCTCAACCTTGGCATCTACAGCGTCAACGAGGCCCGCGAGGTTCTGAACATGAACCCGATTGGCCAGGCCGGCGACGAGCGGTACATGCAGATGAACCTGACGACCATGCAGGGCATTGCGGCGACGGCTGGGGTTGGCAATGCCGGCGACGCCGAGCCGGCCGACAACCTGCCGCAGTCTTACACGGACAAACTGCTTGACGGGCCTCCCATTGCCAATGACTCACCGGCTCGGCCGGCACCCACTTTCCCTCGTTCCCGCAGGAAGAAGAAATGAACCGTGAACGCCTGCACTCGCAGCTGCCGTTAAACGTCGAGCGTCGCGGCGACGGGAAGGCCTACATCTCCGGCTATGCGGCTAAGTACAACGTCCGCAGCACGCTGCTGGGAAACTTCCGGGAGGAGATCAAGCCCGGGGCGTTTGATCGTGCCCTGCGGGAGCAATCGCACCCCATCGTGGCCTTGTGGAACCACGACAGCAACCACGTCTTGGGAAGCACCCGCAGCGCAACGCTGGAGGTTGGCACGGACGATGACGGCATGCGGTACAGCGTCGAGGTTCCCGACACGTCACTGGGCCGGGATCTGCAGGTTCTGATTAGCCGCGGCGACGTGTGGGGGAGCTCGTTTGCGTTCACCATCGCAAGCCGCGACGGCGAATCATGGGCCGAGGAAAACGGCCAGCCCGTGCGTTACGTCCACGAGGTAGACGGAGTGTACGACGTGAGCCCGGTTCTCAGCCCGGCCTACGAGGACGCAACGGCTAGCATCGTGCAGCGTAGCTATGAGCGGTATCTGCAATCGCACCGACCGGCGTTGACACTGCCGGCATTTCGACGGGACGCGAAAACGGAGCGTGCGATTCGGAACTTCTTGAGGAAGCATGGCCACCAAGTCCGGTGACATCTGCCAATGCCGACAGGGACGCTTCGGCGTCTATGCGTCGGTGGACAAGGGCGGCGTATGCACGCGATACCTTCGCTGCCCGGCGTGCCGCAAGACGGCAAAGCACGTTGTGAAGTCGTGCGAGATACGCCGACGCTCGCTACCTAGTTAGGTAACTACCGGCCCCTGCGTTCTGCAAGGCTTGGCCACTGCGGCCGTACGGTGCGAATAGGTCGCGACACCTACCGCACACCGCAGGAGCCGTACGCATGGCCAGCAAGGTCAAGGAACTTCTGGACGAACTCGCCGCCACCCTGGCTGAAATGGGTGCCCTTGACGACGTTGCCGAGGCCGAAGAGTCGGCGGTCGAGCCGGTCGTTTCCGAGAGCGGCGAGGAAGTCGAGCGTTCCGCCGTTGCTGCGGCCGAGGCTCGCCAGGCGAAGTACGACTCGCTGCTCGCCAAGGCTGAGCGGATCAAGTCCGCGATTGCCAAGGCGGAGGCCGCCGAGGCCCGCAAGGCCGAACTGCTCAAGGTTCTGCATCGCGCCGCCCCCGTGGAGACGACCGAAATGGCCTCGCCCAAGACTCGCATCGAGCCGATTGCGTTCCGTGGCCGGCTCCGTGCTTTCTCGGATCTCGAGACGGCGCACCGCTGCGGCCAGTGGCTCAAGGCCCACTTTGGCGACGTGAACGCTCGCCAGTGGTGCCGCGACCACCTCGGCGCCGAGTACCGCGACATGGGCGGCCAGGTCAACACGCTCGGCGGAAATCTTGTGTTCGACGATTTCTCGAACACCATCATCCGCCTCGTGGAAACCTTCGGCGTCTCGCTGACCCTCGCCCAGCGGGTCACGATGTCCACCGACACCCTTATGGTGCCGAAGCGCCTTACCGGCGTGACCGGCTACTGGATCGGCGAAAACACTACCATCACGACCAGCGACCCGACCGCGACGATGGTGCAACTGGTGGCCAAGAAGCTGGCCGTTGCCACGAAGGTCAGCAACGAACTGCTGGCCGATAACTCCATCAGCGTCGCTGACTGGCTTGCCCAGGAGTACGCCACGGAGATGGCGAGCCGGATTGACGATGCATTCTTCAACGGCACCGGCACCTCGTCCTTCGGCGGCATCAACGGCCTGCGTCAGATTGACGACGGCACGCACACTGCATCGGTGCATTCCGCGGCTGCCGGAAACACCACGGTGGCCACGCTGGACATCGACGACTACCTCGGTGCCCTCGCCAAGCTGCCGCGGTACGCCATCGGCACGTCGGCCTGGTACATGCATCCGCAGGTGTATCACAACAGCGTGCAGCGGATGATGCTCTCCAGCGGCACGGCGGGCTCGGGCACCATCGGCGCTCTGGCTGGCGGCAACACCGCGGCGAATCTGGCTCAGGGCACGCCCAACACCTTCCTGGGTCTGCCGGTGGTGTGGGTGCTGCGGATGACTGCCGCTCCGACCACGGGCACGATTGCGGCCTACGTTGGCGACCTGTCGATGTCCAGCATCTTCGCGGAGAAGTCTGGCATGCAGATCGCGTCCAGCACTGACCGCTACTTCGAGGCCGACCAGACCGCATTCCGTGCGGTCCAGCGGCTGGACATCAACCACCATTCCCTTGGCTCGAATAGCGAAGCCGGCCCGGTTGTCGCTCTCAAGCTCGCCTGAACCTGACACCTTTCCCCGGAGATAGCAGATGAACAACGCCGCTGGTGCCCGGTCGCTGGCCAAGTTCCAGAGTGCCGTGACCGTCTCGCAGACGTTCACCCACGAAGTTGACACGCTGGGGTACAAGTACGCCAGCATTGACGTGATTTTCACGCCGTACACGGCGTCGAACGTCTCGCTGGCGAACGTCCTTCGGATTACCGAGGGCGACACCACGGGGCAGGCGACGACCAACGTGAGCGGCCTTGTCGGTGGCACTGACTTCACGGTTGCAGCCACCGGGGCCAGCACCGGTGCGAACGTGGGCGGCATTGCTCGCTTCAACATCGACACCCGCGGCCGTCGCCGGTTTCTCCAGGTGAACGTCACACCCAGCACGACCGTCTCGGTCATCACGGACGTGCGGCTGAGTAAGGGTGAGGTTCATGCCTCATCCACCTCGGACAGCGGCTGTAATCAGTACGTCAACGTCTGACGCTTGACACATAAGCGATAACGCCCGCAGCGGGCGGCTGGGTGCTTGCCCGGCCGCCCGTTTGGCGTTTAGGAGCTTGCCCGTGAAAGTCCGAGTTGGCAACGTCGAGCACGATCTGAGAGTCGAGGCGGCGTTCTCTATGCCTCGCCTCTGCTTCACAGACAACTTCTTTTGCACGATGCAGAGTTTGCTGCCTCTGGGCATTCGGCCTGTAAAGTTCACCGGGGCTTTTTGGGAGCAGTGCTTGGATCGCGTCTTGGTGGACATGATTGACCGCACCGACTGGATTCTGACCATCGACTACGACACAGTATTTGAGGCCGACACGGTCCAGCGGCTGATGACGGCTGCGATGGTCAGCGGATTCGACGCCGTGGCCCCGCTGCAAACCAAGCGGGATGACGGGATCCCGATGTTCACACCCAAGGGCCACGACGGCTCCATTGGCGTGGTGCAGCTGCCAAATACTTGGTTTGAGGCCACCATCCAGCCGGTCGATACAGCCCACTTTGGCTGCACGCTGATTCGCTCCGAGGCTTTGCGACGCACGCCGGCCCCGTGGTTTATTGGGACTCCGAGGCCGGATGGGCACTGGGGCGACGCGCCGCCTGGCGAAACGCACCGAATCGACCCAGACATCCACTTCTGGAAGGCGTTCCGCGCTGCCGGCAACACACTCGGGCTGGCCCCGCAAGTAGCCATCGGGCATGCGGAACTCAAGTTCACTTGGCCGGGCAGGGATCTTAAGCCCGTCTACCAATCCCCTTCTGCGTACTGGAACCAGGGAGGCCGTCGCCCTGCCGATGCCTGGGGCTCAATCGAACACGGGGAGGCTTGCGTTGCCACGTCCTGACCACGTCCTGCTGCGGTTTATCCGCTCAGTCAACGGCTACAGCCGAGGGGCTGTCATCGAGTACCCCATTGGCCCCGCAAAGTCGCTGCTGGCAACCGGCAGCGTTGAGATTGTCCACGAGCGAGAGCAGCCGCTGCTCGAGACGGCTACTGTTGAGCGGCGAAACGACGTGGAGACA